TGGTAGGGCTGGTAGAACGCTTCAGAAGACCAAATACCTGCTCCTTCTTAAAGTTTCCCTTAATGTAGCCCTTTGCTCGTGCATCCTCCTCGGTCAGGTCAGCCGACATACTCTTAATGCGGCTAAAAGGAATGTGGTGCACGCCATTCATCACCTTACCCACCCAGGTCTGGTCGTTGTCAATGATATGAGGCGGGGTATCCAGCACGTGGTCATCGGGAAACAGCCATTCGACGTCATCAATGCCATGCTGAATAAAGGCATCTTTCATGCTTCCGCAGCGTTTACCGTCTGCCATCGCAGCGTTCAGTTCGTCCATACTGTGCTTCAGTACGGGACCGTCGTTGTTCTCAAAGCAGTGGTGCATAGTTTCATCCTCCGTTTCCTTGTTATCATCCAAAGCAGCGCCAATAAGCGCATAAACAACATTCTTCTGTTCCTCCGTCAGGGTATCAAATACCTCCTTGACGGTCTTTTCATTGGTATCAGCCATTTTGCTTTCTCCTTTCTTATCCTTGTCGGTTTCGCTGGAATCATCCGAATGCTGCAGCGCTTCGTCTTCCAGCGGGTTATCGTCCGGGTCCAGCCCATGCTTCAGGCTCAAACCAGAATCGGTGTAAATATAGGCCTCGGAACTGTCTGTTTCGGTGCCATCTGCACTGTGCTTCACGACTTCATCGATTAGAGCACCGGGGTTACATCCGGCAATTACCAGACTCAGCTCCTTGATCATGCCGTGCATTACGGTTCGGCCTGCTTTCTGGACGCCGTTTGCAAAGATGGACATTGCATCAATATCGCCATTATCCACGCAGGCCTTGGCGGTCTGTCCGCTGGACGTATTGTTCAGCTTGACGTAAGCGTACACGCCTTCCTTGCGATTCTGCAGCAATGCGTGACCCAGCACATTGTCGGGGCTGGAATGATCATGGTTCCACACAACAGGAACTACCTGACCATCACATTCCTTAAACGCATTCGGCGCAATGGTCAGGCCATCAAAGCACTTCACGTTGGCTTTGGTCGCCCAACCAGAAAAGTCATAATCGAAATTGATTGCCATTTTGAATTTTTCACACTCCTTCCTGCTGATCTGCATAGTCGTAACCCTGCTCGTCAGCATAAGTTTCTTCGCCCTGTATGGGCACCCCCTCGTCAGCCGAGGCAATGTTACGGTTTGCAAGCCGGTCGGACTTCGGGTCCTTCGAGGGCTTCATACCAATCACCTGCCGGAACTCGTTCGGGGTCATGATCTCATTGCGGGTGAACTTATCTGCCATCTCTGCAATCATGCTCACCGGTGCCAGACGGAACGGATCACGGAAGAACATGATGCTC